GGTGAAGGCAAATGGCCTGTCGTGAGCTTGCCCAACGGCGTATCCTCTGCGGTCCCAACGGTCGAAGCTAACCTAGAGTGGCTCGACACCTTTGAGGAAATCGTTCTGTGTTTCGATCAGGACGAACAGGGGCGACAGGCGGCTGAGGAAGTCCTCCCGTTGCTCCCTCCTGGCAAGGCATACCTTATGACCCTGCCGTACAAGGACGCCAACGAAACTCTCGTAGAGGCCGGTACAGGGGCTATCTCAGACGCCTTCTGGAACAGGCAGCTATGGAGGCCGGATGGCATCATTAGCGGCTCGGAGATTTCCCTTGAGGACCTCATGGAAGGGTCCGTCCCAGGCTACTCCACACCCTACCCCAAGTTCGATGAGCTTTACGGAGGTATCCGCCCTGCGGAGCTTCTGCTTCTCACGGCTGGCAGCGGTATTGGTAAGTCCACCCTCGCAAGAGAGCTTGGCTACCATCTCCATCAGGCGCACGGCCTCACTATCGGGAACGTGTATCTGGAGGAGTCTCACAAGAAAACCGCACAGGGTTACATCGCCATTGATAACAACGTGCCTCTCGGTCAGCTTCGCGCCAATACCTCGATCCTATCGATCGAACAATGGCAGAAGTCTCGTGAGAAGGTCATCGTTGACCGTATGCACTTCTATAAGCACTTCGGGTCCTTGGACTCTGACAGGCTTATCGGGCAGCTACGGTATATGGCCGTCGCTCTCAAGTGTGACTTCATCATCCTAGACCACATCAGCATCGTGGTTTCAGGCCAGGAAGGCTCAGGCGAGGGTGAACGACGCGACATTGATATGCTCATGACCAAGCTTCGCTCCCTCGTGGAAGAAACTGGCGTGGGTATCATCGCTATCGTGCATCTGAAGCAGCCTGAGGGCAAAGCACACGAAGAAGGAGGGCGCGTGTCGCTCAATCAGCTTCGCGGCTCTGGCTCCCTCAAGCAACTCTCAGACGGCGTTGTGGGCCTGGAAAGGGACCAACAGGGCGAGAAAGCGCATATCAGCCTCATCCGCATCCTTAAGAACCGTGAACACGGCTCTACGGGCTTGGCTGACACGCTGGAGTACAATCGAGACACAGGAAGGCTCCTGCCTACGGATGAGGAAGGGGACTTTGGAGACTTAGACCTATGAGCCGATACATACGACCTACTATGTGGGACGATTTCTTTTGGCCCAACCACGGGCCGATGCTGCAAGACCTAACCGTATTTGATGGTGGGCTAATGCAGCCCATCGGCTTCCTTGCAAAACACGTAGAGGAGGCTCCATGCAGCTATTCTTTGATATCGAAGGAAACGACCTCCTCGAAGGGGTCACGAAAGTCTGGTGCATCTGCGCGGTCAACATCGAAACGGGAGAAACCTTCTCGTGGCGGTACGACCAAATCCAAGAGGCCCTTGATTTTCTCAGCGGTACGGACGTTACCACCCTCATCGCTCACAACGGGATCAGATACGATCTTCCCGCGCTCAAGAAAGTCTATGGCTGGTCCCCTCAGCCCTGGACAGTAATCCACGATACGCTCGTCCTGGCACGGCTCCACAGCCCCAACATCAAAAAGACCGATAAGGAACTCGTCAAGAACGGGTTCCCTGGCAAGTTGGTGGGTAAGGACTCCCTGGAGGCTTGGGGTCATCGTGTGGGTATCCACAAGGCTGACTACCAAGGCGGCTTCGATGCTTGGTCACAGGAGATGCAGGACTACTGCCTCCAAGATTGTGAGACAGGAGCCGCGCTCTATCGCTACCTGAAGGTTCACGAGATGGACCTTCGCTCGGTACAGCTAGAGCATCGCGCTACTGAGGTCTGCTTCATGATGGAGGAGGCTGGCTGGCCCTTCGATGAGGCGGCGGCTGGCGCTCTCTACACGACCCTCAAGAGCCGCCAGGACGAGCTTGAGAAGTCCCTGGTCGAGAAGTTCGGCTCATGGCAGGAGGTTGATAAAATCTTCGTGCCGAAGCGGGACAACAAGAAGCTCGGCTACAAGCAGGGCGTTGAGGTCACGAAATACAAGACCGTGACGTTCAACCCAGGCTCCCGCGCCCACATCATCAAGAAGCTCCTAGAAGCTGGCTGGATGCCGGATGAGTACACCGACAAAGGTGCCCCTAAGCTGGATGAAGAAGTTCTCGAAAACCTCGACCTTCCAGAAGCAAAGGACCTCATCGAGTACCTCCTCGTTCAGAAGCGCCTAGGGCAGCTTGGGGATGGCAAGCAAGCATGGTTGCAGCACGTCAAGAACGGCAAGATTCACGCCTCCTACAACACTATGGGGACCGTGACAGGCCGTGCTTCGCACTTCAACCCCAACATCGCTCAGGTGCCGAAGGGTTCAAAGCCCTACGGTAAGGAGTGCCGCGCTCTCTTTACGGTTCCTAAGGGCTGGAAGCTCCTGGGCTGTGACTTTGAGGGCCTGGAGCTTCGATGCCTAGCGCATTGGATGGCTGCGTTCGATAAGGGCGACTATGCCGATACCGTGGTGAACGGTGACGTGCATTGGACTCACTCTATCGCTATGGGCCTCATTGATGGCGAACGTGACAAGGAGAGCCTTCTCCATGATACCGTTCGTGATAACTCCAAGACGATCACCTACGCTGACCTCTATGGCTGCGGCCCTGCAAAGGCTGGCAACATCGTTTTCGGCTTGGTGAACAACCTCAAGAACCTC